TGGAAAAATCTTTGCAAGAAGTAATTTATCGTACTCAGGAAGATCTAAACAATCTAGTTAAGACACTAGAGGCAATGGATGTTGTGTGCTATAGGCCATCAGTTGAAAACAAAACACAGAGACCTCCCATATCTCCAAGAGATTATTTTGTGGTCTTTGGAGAAAAATTATTTGTTGGCAAGGTCATTACAGGTTACAAAGATATCCTAAAATCTATAGATCGTGAGAATATAAAATGGTACTTGGGCAACGATATATCTAGTGGTAACATGATACGCTGTGGTAATCATGTACATTGGGACATCAGTAAAAATTTTTTACCTGGCAAAGAACAAGAAATAATGAAATGGTTGGAAGATAACAATTACAAAGTGTCTGTGACCAGACATGGTTGGCATATGGATGGTATATATAGCATTCTTAAACCTGGGGTGATAGTGGCATCTCGAGAATTACCCGAACTAGAAGCAATTTACCCCACATGGGACATATGTTATGTTGATGCCAGTGAAGTCAAAAAACCCCTAAGCCATGCATGGGGTGGCGACTACTCCGAAAGCAATTACGATATTAACATACTTTCTGTAAATCAAGAAAATTGCATTGTGTCAAAAGAGAATAAAACTATGTTCAAGTTTTTAGAAAAAAATAAAATAAATCCTATAATCTGTGACTTTAGAGATAAAAGTTTTTGGGACAACGGAATACACTGTATAACACAGGACCTATATAGAGAAGGTGTTATGGAAAATTACATGTAGTTATGAAATTTAATTTTAAAGAAAGCATAGATCACGTGTGTAAATCTATTAAGAATACACCTTTAAGAATCTATAATGGTGTGCGTTATCAAATATTTGAAAATTTTTTTAGTAAAGATTATTTAAAAATGTTACAAGATGTAAATCATTCTGTAGTCAAACTAGAAGGTTTAGAAACACAAAACGAACATGGTAGACAGCATAGGCGTAGGGTAAGTTATGCAGAACCTGTATCAAAAAATTTACAGGTATTTTTCCATAGTTCTAAAATATTAAATGCTCTGCAAGACAAATTTAATTGTGATAGTTTGAAACCTAAAACAGCGGATATGTGGTTTGACTATAAGGACTACAAAATTATTCCACATATCGATAGTGCTTTTCAAATGCAATTACAAATTTACCTCAATGATGAAAGTCATCCATCTACTGCTTTCTTTGATGACAAAGATGGCGAAAAAATTTATGACATTGTGCCTTACAAAAGTAATGCAGGATATTGTTTGTACAACAAGGGACCGTCTTGGCACGGAATGACAGACAAAGTTGTTGATGGTGTGCGTAAAAGTGTGTTTGCTAGATTTGTTGAATAAAAAAGCCTACACATTTCTATGTAGGCTTTCTATGAATTGCAATTCAAAAAAATTATTAAGACGCTACTTTAGCCGCGTTTTTTGATTCTTGAATTTCTTTTCTTCTGGCTTTAAGAAGTTTTCCTAATTCTGCTAGTGCTTTTCTTGCTCTAGTGCCAGAGGCTTTGACACCTTTTTCAACAAACTTAGAATTTTCTTCAGAGTAAGTTTGAATAGTTGTCATTATTTGTTCGTGTGTTTGTGACATAATTTGTCCTTTGTTTTTAATATGATAATTAAATTAATTAACATATGCGTAATTTAAGCACAAAAGAACTGGGTTTGTCAACTAAAAAGTGGTTAGTATTACCAACATAATATAATTTTATGGCTTCGAAAAAATTTTCTCCTTGTATTGATCGAAAAATTTCTAGTTTGAAACAGAGATTTTTTGAAGAATCTCAGACTGTGCCCACAAGAGAAGAGTTTATTGAACAAGCCACGGAATGGTTTTTGTCAACAAGGCTTAACAAATTAACAGGTTTAGAAAGTTTCGCACACAAAGATATCATAATTGGTTGCACACAGTTTATAGAAAACATCTGTCTTAAACAAAAATGGAATATTCAAATTTTACCGGAAGAATATGCCTATTACACTGTTATGGGTAAACAACCAACTAACGCAGGTGAACTTCAAGAAAATGTACCTTTATTAATTTCAGCACCCAATTGGAAACATGGACAAAGATCCGAATGGCAAGACATTTTAGAAGAATGTGTACAAAAAAATATTGATGTTCATGTTGACTGTGCATGGCTTACAGTTGCAAAAGATATAGAAATAAACTTTGATCATCCTTGTATTAAATCTATAGGAATGAGTATTTCAAAATACATAGGATCTTGGAACAGAATAGGTATACGTTGGTCTAAACAAAAAACTTTAGATTCTGTAACGATGTTTAACACACAAATGAAATATAATGATGCCTTGGTTTCCTGTGGAAGTTTTATTATGAAAAATCTAGATAGAGATTATGGATGGAACACGTACGGAAAAAAATACGAACAAATTTGTACTCAACACAATTATCAATCTACAAATTACTTTTATCTTGCTAAAAAAGACAACGAAATAGTTGGAATGACTGATCAATTACTGTCTAAATGATAATTTCAACATCATTAGCATAGTTTGTAAACCCGTTTTCTTTTATCACTTTCAACACACTGTCAACTCTACTGATCAGTTCGTCTTTGTGAGAAATTAAAAATATATTTTTGTTTTGTGTTCTTGCCATATCTTTTAGCACTGCCATTGAACTTTCAACACCCGATGTATCCATACCAGCATCAATAAGTTCGTCAATAAACAACAAGTTGATACGTTGATACAATCCTTCCCAAACATCTCTGAACGCCCAACTCAATGAAAGGATAAGTCTATTTCTTTCTCCTCTTGACAAATTGTCAAAATCTAATTCTCTGCCAAGTTCTTCGATGTTTACTGTGAGATCGGATCTAAATATTACTGTGTGTGGCAGTTTTACTTTGGTCAAATACACTGCAAGTCTTTGATTTAAGAATGTTAAGTTTTGTTCTATAATTTTTGTTCTTAAGAAACTGTCTTTTGCAGTCAACAGTTTGTATAAAAACTCTTGGTGTCTATACAAATCTTCTAATTCGTTGGCTTTTGTGTAATCAATTTTTTGTATTGCACTTTTTCTTAATTCCTGTATTTGCTCTGCGTACGGATCTTCTTTGGATTCGGTTTGTTCTAGTTGTCTTTTTAGATCTTTTAATGTGCCTTTGTGACTATATGCTTCGTCTATTGAATCATAGTAAGTATCCGGTATTGTACCTAAATCACCAATAGCATCAATCTGTTGTTGTATGTTTGCAAGGTCCGTTTTTAACTTGTTGCTGTAATCTTCACTTTCTGTTAATATTTTTTGCAGTTTGTTTTGTAATTGCGTGTGTTTATCTCCATGCAGGTCTTGTTCACAAGTTGGACATTTGGCATCTTGTGCATATTCAATATCGCTTTTTGTTTTATCTACATTTGAATCTGCTTTGGTTAAACTGTTTTCGTGATATGCTTTTTCCTTTTGTAAACTTGTTAGTGTTTTTGTGTCTTCGTTGTGTTTTTGTAATTTTTTATGTGCGTCAAGTTCTACTGTGATAGCAACTTTGTCTAGTTCTTCTATGGCGTCTTTAAATTTGGCAATGTCTTGATCTTTCTGTGTTTGCCATGCACTACTTCTAAGTTTAATTGTTTTTATTGATTCAGTGATTTTTTCATTGCTTTGTTTAATACTGTCCAGGCTATACTTTTCACCCATCAATTCATCTTTTGTTCCACGCATTTGTTCTTTTAATAAATCTGCTTTTTCAGAAAGTATAGTAATACCTAACAGTTGCTCAATTATTTCTCTTTGTTCTGCTTGTTTTGTTGCTAGGAAAGGTTGAGTATATGTGTTAAGTGCAATAATATTCTTGAACATGGCATGAGTCATGCCAATCAGTTTGTTTATTTCTGCTTGTGTTTCTCTGTTTTCGCCCTGTGCTTCGTTGCTGTCTTGTTCAACATCATTGATATAGAATTTTAATTTTTGTGGCTTTCTGCCTCTTTCGATGGTGTATGTGGTATTATTCTTTTCAAAAGTAATTGATACCAACATGTCTTTGTTATTTGTTTTGTTTACAAGATTGTCTTTCCTTATTTGTGTTAATGCATCGCCAAACAGTGCATAACTGATTGCGTTTATTATTGTAGTCTTACCTGTACCGTTTCTAGCACCTGCATCATCTCCTCCTAGGTCAACATTTTCTCCTAGTACTAGCACTAGATTTTTTCCACCAAAATTTATTGCTTGAGTTTGGTTACCCACACTCAAAAAATTCTTAACGGTCAATGTTTTTACTGTTAACAAGTTTACTCCTCTTTTACAAATATACCGTCTACCATTCGGCCTTTTCTGTCTTTGATATCATCATATGCTTTTTGTAAGCATTCTTCTATTGTTATGTTGTTTCTTTTCATTATGTTGATCATTACCACTAACATGTCACCAAGATCATCTCTCATATCTTTTTCTTTGCATACAGAATCAGATAGTTCACCAAGTTCCTGTACTAGTTTTAACACTTGATCTTTGTCTGTGCTACCAGCAATCAAGTTTCTATCTTCATGCCATTGTTCAATTAGTTTTACAAGTTCCATAAGTCTTTTAGTTTTTTACATCCAAGTTGTTGTAGATTGCCATTAGTATTTTTTTGTCATATGTTTGTGAATCAACACTTTCCAATTGTTTTACAACTATTTGATCCACACTATCAAACTTTTCAATCACAGCAGTAGTTTCTTGTGCTTGATTTACTTGTTCTGGAATCAGTTGTAGTTCTCTTAATTTGTATTTGTCAATAAATGTTTCTCTGATAAAGTTTGCTTCTTCATAACTTATTTTTATATCAAGTGTGACTCTCACATACATTTTTTCTTTTAATAGTCCTTCAGGATCTGCCAACAGTTGACTTATTTTATAGTTTCTGTATCTTGGCATGCCCGGCCAGTTGATGTATTTGGGAGTTCCACCATATTCCAAAACCATCATGCCTCTTTCGTCATCACCTGCGTCAGCATAGTTGTGTGGAAAAGCATTGCCCATGTACACAACATTGTTTCTCACTTGTCTTTTGTGGAAGTGTCCTGTGAACGTATATTCTTGATTTACAAAATGTTCTGCTTTTATTCCGCCTACATCGGGCATTTCCACCATGGCGTTCATTTGGAAAAAGGGCAATTCAAAATGTCCAAACATGTATCTCTGTTTCATTTGTGGAATACGTTTCCATTCGTCTTGCACAATCCATGGAACAATTGCAACATCTTCAGTTTCAATCCACTCATTTACTATTTTAATGTTTGGGATATTTCTTATAAACTCCATAGAGTTTATTTCTCTTTTATCTCTGTAGAATAAATCATGATTGCCCATGATTACGTAAACTTTTTCAAAAGCGGCCGACAGTCTTTCCATGTTAGAAACTGTGTAGTTCATTGTAGAAACGTTTGTTGATGATCTGTGATGGTGCCAGTCGCCTAAGAATATACAAGTTTCACATCCGTGTGCTTTTGCCTGTTGAATAAACCAATACACAAAGTTTTCGCAGTCGTCGTTGTGTATTCGAGAATTGCCCTTCATTCCAAAATGTATATCTGTAAAACATGCAACTTTTTTAAAAAATGCCATTAGTTTTTCTTTTTACTTGGTCTTCGAGGACCTTTAAATTCTTGTATTGGTTGAAGTGCTCTTATTTTATCTGCTGATTTCTCAATGTATTTCAACAGAGAGTAATCCATTTTGCCAGTTTTTTTGTAGTGTTTGTTGAACAAAGCCATTGAAGTTTTTGTAGCAACTTTTACTGGTGCTGTTTCTTTTTTTATTCTTTCTTTTTGTTTTGCTATTTGTTCACTCATTTGCCTTGTCATAGAAGGCATAAGATCGTTTTGTTCTAAAATGTCATCTCGTATGTTTTGATTTTTCTTTTCAACAATTAAAATTCTTGTAAATGAATTTGTTATGGCCGCAGTGTAGTATGCAAATGGATTTTCTGATTTAGATTCATCAAACTGTAAACCTATTTGACTCAACTGCATCAAAGCCTGCGATCTCATTTCATCATTATAAGTGTAACCTCTCCAGTTTGATCTTGTGCCATACCTTTCACACAACTTAATATACATTTTAGCCAGTTCAGTTGTTGCTTTGCCATGAGTCAATGTAAATGCTCCGTTGTTCATTCCGCCTACCCAGTGAGATTTGCCCACACATCTTGTTTTTCCTTTATTATCAATACGATAATGTTGAAAAGGAGGAAAGTTTAATTTAGTGTGTCGGTCAGCAACAGTCTTTGGATTCTTTTTTCTTTGGTCATCTTTTGGAATATGATCAAATGTCTTGACTCTAAACACTAGATCAGTTTTTGCAATTTTTCTTGTGTTAACTTCAAAGTCACTCATTTTTAATTTATTTTTTCTACCAGCGGCCGCCTTAGCAGTTTCCCATGCTTCTTGTGTCATCCTTTTTGCACGTAATTTTTTTGCTTGGCTAATAGTATTTTTATTAATTTTTTTTACGTCTTCTACTATAACATCATAGTATGCATCTTCCTCGTTGACGTAAGAACAATAGGTGTTTTTACTTAGGTGTATTTGTTTCAGCAGATCTCTGTTGTTTAAGTAGTTTACTCTTTTCATAACTGTTTTTTCTGTTAAAATTAAGTTGACCACAAACAGGTCTGTTGATAGTGCTGGAAATCGTGCCTTAAGGTATATTAAATGCGCCTATTATTTTGCCTATAAATATAGTTAAATTATACATTATTTTTTATGACTACACAACCAGATAATCAACAATCATTGCCAAAAGCAGTGGGCAAATCGGCGGCAAATGTTTTTAGCAGAACATTAGGAAGACTGTTCGGTGCGGGCCTAAACAAAGGTGCTGAAAAAGGTTTTTTTGGTGGCAATCCTGGTAGTGCTCGCTGGACAACAAGAAGTGGGTCTACTGATTGGAGATTAAAACTTAATATTCCTACAGGAAGTGATTTACTACAAAAAATATTTTTTAATCGTTCTGGTACAGATGCACAAGGTACTGCATCAACAATTATGGCACCATTACAAGACACAAATGGTTTATGTTTTCCATTAACTCCAACAGTGTTGATTAACCACGTAGCAAATTATTCACAGTTGGCAACAACACATGCAAACTATCCTTACTATGCATACCAAAATTCAGAACCAGCATCTATTAGTATAATTGGTGATTTTCCTGTGCAGAATAAATCCGATGCCGCTTATTGGGTAGCCGCACTTCATTTTATGAGATCAGTTTCTAAAATGTTCTTTGGTGGAGAAGACGCAACAAGAGGAAATCCTCCTCCAATTTTGCAACTTAATGGATATGGAAACCATGTTTTTAATAATGTGCCTGTAGTATTAACAAACTTTACAGTTGACTTAAGGCCAGACGTTGATTATATTGCCACTACTCAAGGCAACACAGGATTTGATTATGAATTTGAAGCCGCAAACGGCAGTAGAACATTTGGCGGAACTGTAGGCGAACTTCCAACAACTTGGGCACCATCTTTAAGTACATTTACATTACAAGTACAACCTGTATACTCTAGAGAAACTGTTAAAAGTTTTAGTATGGCTAAATTTGTTAATGGTGAATTATACAATGGCACAACTGAAAGACCAGGAATAGGATTTATTTAATGGCTAATTATTCAAATACATCACCATATTTTTCAACATCAGAAAACAATATCAGTTTAGATTTTTTGACACCAAGAACAATTACAGCAGAAAATGACGATGTGTCTTACACAATTGATCAAATTTATGCTTACAGACCAGACTTATTAGCATTTGACTTATACGGGTCACCAAGACTTTGGTGGGTGTTTGCTCAAAGAAATCCTGATCAAATAGAAGATTCAATTTATGATTTTGCCCCTGGAGTCACAATTCAATTGCCAAAGTTAAGCAATTTGAAAACAGATCTAGGAATATAAAATGGCAATAGATTCTGGTAGTTTCGGAGGTTTTACACAGCGAGACAGACCTGCACCTTTTTCATCAACTTCTGAGGAAAATGAACTTCACAAATTTGCAAGTTACAATTATGTTTTTACATTGAGTGGATTGACCAGAGCACAACTGGCATCACCAAAAAGAATACATACTGATCCTTTGCATGATATTATTGCTAGGACAGGAGGAATAGGTGACGCAAATAAATTTGCAAATCCAAATTTTTCTTACATCACTGGTAAATCGTTTGAGGGCGAAGGCTCGGACGAATTTGCCAAAGCAACAAAGACAACTGAAACACAAAAAAAAACAGCAGATTTTGCAAATAGAATATTAAGACAAAATAGAGATTTATATTTTGAAAGATGTGAAATTACAAGTGTTCCTGGTCCAAACGTGCAAAGAAAATTAATGAATTACACAACAATAGAAATGATGTTTAGTGAGCCAAATGGGATTAGTTTATGGCAAAAATGTCGTGCCGCCGCTTTTAATGGAGGATATTTAGAGCACACTTCCGCACCGTTTTTGTTAACAATAGAGTTTAAAGGTTTTGACAGTTTAGGCAACGAAGTTGCTAACAACATTGTAAGAAGATTACCTATTCAATTAGCAAGATCTAGTATACAGGTTGGAGCCGGAGGAGTCACATACACAGTAGGTGCAGTGCCGTGGACTGAGGTCGGATCACAAAACCGTTATCTGTTTACAAGAGCTCAAGGAACAATTGAAGGAAAAGGTAATGATCTATCTTCGTATCTCAAAGACTTTCAAGAAAAATTGTTAGCCGCACAGGAAAGAGAAGTGAAAGAAAATTTAAGACAACATGTGGATGAATACAAAATAACTGCAGATCCAGCAATAGGAACAGCAGTTAATTTTTTCAACAGTTATAGAGCCAATACAGGGGATGAATTTAAACTAGCGGCTATGACGTATGGTAAAGACGAGTCAGTAGGTTTTATATTAGAAAAATTTGTAAGACAGTTTGATCAATACAGACAAATAGACAAAATAGTTGAAAATTATTGGAGAAACGTTGAAAGTGCTACTGCATATGATTCTGAAGCACCTTTACCCGCTCCATGGGTACCCTGGTTTAAAGTTGTTACAACTTGTACTCTTACAGACGATTGGGATAGTAAGTTAATGTCACACAAAAGAAAAATACATTTTCATATTAAAACATATCAAATCCATGTTGCAAATTTTGCTCAAGTGGGTCTAGCAGGTTATGATGGATGGAAAAATGTAGCAAGAAAAAAATATCAATACATTTATACTGGACAAAATTTAGATATCTTAGATTTAAATGTTGAATACAATAGTAACTATGTAAAAGCAAACTTATTAAGTGCTACCCCCGAACAAAAAAATAACACAACGATTTTTGATAAGGTTAGTAAATTTTTCAGTAACATTTTTTCAGGAGGTGCGAACAATTCTTCAGCCAACGGTGTATCTCCGTTCAGTGATCCTGATCTTCCTTTAAGTGGAGTAGTGACAACATCTGACAGTGTTGACGCAACCACACGAGGTGGCCTTGATGCTAATCAGGTTTCAGCATTTTATGATTTCTTAACAAACAATTACGGAGACATGGTCAATATTGATATGAAAATAATGGGAGATCCTGCATATATTGGAGAAGATTATTTTACACCAATGAGCGATCCAGGAGAAAATAACAGGTACAGTAAAAGAGAACAAGTAGGTTCAGTTTTTGGCTTTGATTGGGACAGTCAAAAAAAACAATTTAATTTTGATGAATATCAACCTGTGGTATCATTAGACTTTAGATTTCCAACAGACTTTGATGAAAAGCAAGGATTATATGAATTCACTAGAGAAGGGACACCACAATTTACAGGACTATATAAAGTTATTAGGGTAGTAAGCACATTTGAAAACGGTCAATTTACACAGAATTTAAACATGATAAGATTTGAAAACCAAAGTAACTTGAATGGAGCATCGGGAGGCTTCAAACAAAAATCCACCAGTTCTACTGAAGCACAAGCAAAAGGCGGCAGTGGAGTAGTTACAGTCGAAGACGTAATAGCACCGTAAGGAGATTAAATGGCATTGAATATAGGCGGCTCAACAAAAAATGTACAAGGCGATCAATCATATACTAGAATTGACTCAGGTCCGTATTTTGCAATTGTAAAAGATAATGTTGACCCAACAAAAATGGGAAGACTTAAAGTTGTTATTCCTGCATTATCTGGAGTAGACAATGTTACTAAAGGTGAGTTAATTTCCTGCGAGTACTTGCCACCTTTTTATGGAGCCAAAAGTCCTGACGCAATACGTCCATCAAAAATTACAGAATTTCAAAGCACTCAACATGCCTATGGTATGTGGATGGTTCCACCTGACATTGACTCTCAGGTCCTAGTTATATTTGCTGAAGGAAAAATAACACAAGGGTTTTGGATGGGTTGTGTGCAACAACCTTACATCAATCATATGGTGCCTGGTATAGCAAGTTCAACAGACACTTTTGCTGAAGATGACAGAGGTAAAGAGTCAACCTATGGCACTAACAATGTTCCAGCAGGTGAAACAAATAGAGCATTGTTTACTGACACAAATAATTCTGCTAGATTAGACCGTTTGCCGAAACCTGTACATCCTTTTGCAAGAACACTACAAAACCAAGGATTAATTCAAGACACAACAAGAGGAACAACATCTTCATCTGCTCGTAGAGAAACTCCAAGTAATGTTTTTGGGATAAGCACTCCGGGTAAAATTGATGCACGTAATCCAAAAAAAGACAAACTTGGACCAACCAATGATTTAAAAAATGTTCAAACAACTAGATTAGCCGGACACACTTTTGTAATGGATGACGGTGACAATAATGGTGACAATCAATTAGTCAGATTGAGAACTAGTTCTGGGCATCAATTGTTAATGAGTGATTCAGCAGGTGTTGTGTATCTTGCAAATGCTGATGGCACTGTGTGGATGGAGTTTTCAAACAACGGTATGGTTGATGTGTATGCACAAACTGGATATAATTTAAGATCAGGTGGTGATATTAATTTCCATGCAGAAGGCAATATAAACATGTATGCAAACAAAAGCATTAAAATAAAAGCCAACGAACAAACAGGATTGGTCAGTATTGATGGTGGCGGCATTAAACAGATTGCCACAGACGATGTGCAGATTCAAGGTACAAATGTTTACACCAAAGCATCAACAAATGTTGTTGCTGATGCAGGTCAAAGAAATATACAACAGGGTATGACGAGAACCGATTTAATCGGTGGACAGGTGCACTTTAATGCTTTTGGCGTTATATCAAATCTTGTTACACCTTTAACAAGAACAAGTTACACACAGCCAACTGGCACAGGCACAGGACTGACAACGTACCCAGATGTTAGTCTTCAACCTTTAGGCACATTATTAAAAGTTGATCGTGCCCTACCAGGCATGAGTGGTATGAGAGTTCCAACCCATGAACCTTTCTGGGGACACCAAGACACTGTGCCTTCATTTGGAAGTGTTGGTGGCACAAATAAATCAATTGGCACTGCTGGATATATTGAAGACGCTAACAGAAATTCAGATCTTATGAGTATTAGATGGGCACAATACAAGGCAGATATTGACAGAGAATTAAAAGCAAAACCAACTGTTAATTTAGATTCAACGTTGAGTCTATTCAATGCAGGTTATGGGCAAACGTATAGTACCAGCAGTAATTTTTTAAGTGACAAACTTACAGGATATATTGAATTGGCTTCTGGAGCATCTGAAACTTATCAACAAATAACCTCAGGTATAAACACCGGAGGAGGTGACAGTTTAACAAATATAATTGTAAACGAATCAGGAGTGTTGTACACAAAAGGCACAAATAAAATCATAAAAACTACAGGTCTAGACAAAGTTACAAATAATCTTGGAAAGACTATTAATACTATTACATCTGTTGGTACGCTTATATCAAGTGGATCCGTAGCAGGTGGGGTGGAAGGCATAGTACCAGGTATAGGCAAAATTACAAATTCATATAATAATATTAGTAAGGTAACTGAAACATACAAAAATGTTGTAGGAGGCAATATTACAGCAGTAACTCAAGTGGCTTCCGCGGTAAGTACAATTGGCAAAGCGGTTAACACAGTTGGTCGAGTTGCTAGAAGTATAGGAAGAGTATTTGGATTTTAAATATGGCAAGTGATTACATTCCAGGAGTATCAGTTTTTAAAGGATTTAGTTCTCGGGCAGATCAAAACAATTATAAATTGTACGATTTTGCACTGATCAAACAGGATCTAATTAATAGATTGTCTGTAAGAAAAGGTGAACGAGTAGAAAATCCTGAATTTGGCACAATCATATATGATGTGCTTTTTGAACCTCTAACAGAAGCAGTAAAACAAGCAGTGGCAGACGATATAACTGCAAATTTAAATGCGGATCCTCGTATCCAAGCATCAGACATTATTGTGACTGAGTTCCAACAAGGTATTTCTGTGCAGGCAACAATAACCTATGTGCCATATAATGTAGTAGAAAAACTAACGTTTTCATTTGATGAAAACAGCACTTTGCGTCTATCTTAATATACGCAGTTAACTGCAACCATAAATATCATTATAAAACAGTATGGCCACTACAGATAGACAGAACCGACTTTTAATCGCCGAAGATTGGCGGAAAATTTATACTGCATTTCAACAAGCAGACTTCAAATCTTATGACTTTGAGACCATTCGTAGAACAATGGTTGCTTATCTTAGAGAAAACTATCCAGATGATTTTAATGATTACATTGAAAGTTCAGAATATGTTGCATTATTAGATCTAATTGCTTACATTGCACAATCATTGTCATTTAGAGTAGACTTAAATGCCAGAGAAAACTTTTTAGAAACTGCTGAAAGAAGAAATTCAGTTTTAAGATTGGCTAGATTAATAAACTACAATGCAAAAAGAAACAAATCTGCAACTGGACTTTTAAAATTTACCTCAGTAACAACTACTGAAAATGTCACAGACTCTGCTGGCACTGATCTAGCAAACGTCACTGTGGTTTGGAATGACGGCACCAACACAAATTATCGTGAACAATTCATAAACATTTTAAATGCCGCTAATGTTTCAGGACAAACATTCGGCAAACCACAAGAATCTGATACCATTGGTGGTATTAAAACAGAAGTTTATACTTCAAATTCCAACAACACTGACCTTCCAATTTTTGCTTTTAGAAGAACAGTGAGTGGTATAGATAGATCATTTGAAATTGTTCCTGCTTCAATTAACGACTCTGAAAGCATCTATGAAAGAACACCAATTCCAGGCGGTGGATTCACATATGTATACAGAACAGACGGTGCAGGAGACACTTCAAACAACACAGGATTTTTTGCATTATTCAAACAGGGTGGTATGGCAAACACAGAGTTTAATGTCACCAACACATCAACAAATTTTGTCCAACCAATCAATGTTAACAACATAAACGATACAGATGTATGGTTATACGAATTAGATGATTTTGGACAATTAGAAAATATTTGGGACAAGGTTCCTACTACTAGTGGCAACAACGCTATCTACAATTCTTTAGAAAAAGACAAAAGAAATATTTACAATGTAGTCACAAAAAATAATGATAATATAGATTTAGTTTTTGGTGATGGAAACTTTTCAAATCTTCCTAGTGGTAGATTCAGAGTTTATTATAGAGTATCAGACAACGCTAGATATTCTGTACAGCCAGGAGACATGAGTGGTATAACGTTTAGTTTAGGTTACACAGACAAAAATGGAGGCACACAAACATTAACTGTGACTGCAGGTCTACAACAGTCTGTTTACAATTCTTCAGCAACAGAATCATCAGATTCAATTAAAGAAAAAGCACCACAAAGTTATTACTCCCAAAATAGAATGATTACAGCAGAGGATTACAATGTTGTACCTCTGTCAGCGTCACAAGAAATTATAAAAGTAAAATCAGTAAACAGATCAGCATCGGGCATATCAAGAGCAAAAGAAATAACTGATCCTACTGGCGCTTACTCAAATGTTTCTGTATACGCAGACGATGGTATATTATACAGAGAAGAAACAACGCCAACCTTTAGTTTTACTTTTGCAAATTCAAATGATATTTTAAACACAATTAATGCAAGTGTGGAAGCCAAACTCAAAGAAGCAAGTGCTAGACAGTTTTTCTATTTAAAATATGGGCAAAAAGATCTAAGTTCTTTAACAGCATCTTGGGTGTCAACTACAACAGGCACCAATACCAATACTGGTTATTTCAATGCTAGTGGTCCACTTGCAATAGGCGAATATGCAACATCTAATTTAAAATATGCCCAAGTAGGGTCATTAGTCAAATTTACTTCACCTGACACACGAGAATTTTTAAACGGCAAATTAGTTACTACTGGCACTGACAATGCCCAAGATAGATCATGGGTAAAGATTTCTGCAGTAGTAGGAGATGGAAGCAATCAAGGAGACGGAAATTTAGAATCTGGGGTTGGACCAATTACACTTAATAACATTATACCTGCAAACGCAGTTTTAAGTAAGGTTATTCCTGTGTTTACTTCAACTTTTACTACAGCACTAAAAAATGATCTTATTGAAAGAATAAATGCGTATGAAGAATTCGGATTGAGATATAATGAAGAAACTAGTGAATGGATAGTAATTACTTCTTCAAATCTTAGCACATCAAATGTATTTTCACTAGTAAACACTGGAAACACCACAGCAACTAATTTAGATGCTTCATGGTATTTTAAATTTACAAACGATGGAAACACTTATACGGTTACTTACAGAGCATTAAATTACATTTTTGAGTCTGAAGGTAAAAACAAATTCCATTTTGACAAAACAGAAAAGATGTATGATTACAGCACAGGAAGAGCAGTCAAAGATACTGTCACTGTGTTAAAAAATAACACTTTACCTGCTACAAGTTTAGGTATAGGCTATCCTATACAATGGCAGGTGGTCGATACAATTGAAGAAAGTGATGGATACCAAGATAATAGAAAAGTACAGGTTGGTTTCTACGACGGTGATGATGACGGGGTGGTTGACAATCCTGACATTTTCGATATTATTGTTGACCCAGACACAACTCCAACAACTAAATTTGTTTTCTTTGAAAAATATTTAAGTTACAATAACATAGAAAGATTTAGACCATATGCGGCCACAAACTTTGTAGTGTCAAAAAATGAAGCAGACATTACTTTACCTGGCACATACACAAATGGACAGTTGTTTTATTTTTACGATGAAGATGAAGATGTAATTAAAAAATATGATTCTTCAACAGTAACATTCACTACAACCACAGACTATACAGCAAGACGTGGAAGAAGCACTATAGATTTCCAATACGAACATAATGCAGGACAAGACACAAGAATAGATCCTAGTGTCAGCAACATAGTTGACATTTTTATGTTAGAAAGATCATATGATGATAGATTTAGAACATGGCTAAGACAAGGTGGCACAAAACCTACTGCTTCAACGTCGGATCAATTACGTATTTCATATTCAGGATTTCTAAATCCGTTGAAAGGATTATCTGATCAAATTGTGTACCACCCAGTAAAATACAAAATACTTTTTGGATCAAAAGCAGACGAAGCATTCCAAGCAACATTTAAAGTTGTTAAAAACACAGGTTCAAATGTAACAAATGCTGTTATCAAAACAAGAGTTATTCAAGCCCTTAATGAATTTTTTGCTTTAGACAATTTTGATTTTGGCGACACATTTTATTTTACAGAATTAGCGGCATACGTACATCAACAACTAGCACCTGATTTGCTTACTGTTGTAATTGTGCCAAACCAAAGCGGACAAGGATTTGGATCCTTGTTTCAAATTAGTGGAGCAGGAGACGAAATTTTTATCAGTGGGGCCACCGTTGATGATGTCACTATAATAGATGCACTAGGAGCCAACCAACTAGCGGCTTCGGGCACAGTTGTCACATCAACCACAACTACAACAACAAGCGGCAGATCAACATCAGCAGTATCATCGGTGACCTCTAGCACATCAGGAACAGGATATAGTTCAGGAAGTTCTTCTTCATCAGGAAGTTCTTCATCAGGAAGTTCTTCATCAGGTTCAGGTAGCAGTGGGTCAGGATACTAGCGATGGCAGATACACCAGTTAATTCAACAGCCAACAGTGCAACTTATAAAGACAAAAAAGGATCTGTAATAAGAAGATCTGTTGCACACTTACCGGCATTTTACAGAACTGACGCAAATGAAAGATTTTTATCAAGCACAGTTGACCAATTAATTCAACCAGGCAAGTTAGAGAGATTAGATGGTTTTATTGGACACGAGTATGCCTACACTAGAAACACTGACACAGACAGTTATCTCACTGCCACAAGCACAGATAGAAAAAATTATCAATTAGAGCCTGCAGTTACATACACAAGTCAAAATACTTCATCAGTAAATCCAGAAGACCAAGTACAGTTCACTGGCACATACGACGATTACATAAACCAAATTAAATTTTTTGGAGGACATACTGATAATCATGATAGATTAAACAAAGAAAAAGTTTATTCTTGGAATCCTGCAATTGATTATGACAAACTAGTAAATTACAGAGAATACTATTGGATGCCAGAAGGACCTAATCCGATCACTGTTGCTTCTGTTGGTACAGACACAACAACAGAGATCAAAGTTGTCAACAACGCGGCAGGTGCATACAATTTTAGTACAAGAGCAGGAATAGACAGTCCTACATTAACACTTTACAGAGGCAACACATACAAATTTGTTGTAAATGCTACAGGTCATCCATTTTACCTAATGACAGAACCTTTTGTTACTGGAGTAGATGTAGACGGATCTACTTCTGTTCTTTATTCAGAAGGCGTCACTAACAATGGTGCTGACACAGGCACTGTAACTTTTGTTGTGCCGGAAGACGCTCCAAACGTTTTGTACTACCAGTGTGGTAACCACACATTGATGCATGGCGTGATAAATGTGCAAACAATTTCAAGCACTACAAAAATTAATGTTGCAGAAGACATAATAGGTGCAAAAAACTATACAACCTCTACAGGCGTAGCACTTTCCAATGGAATGAAACTAAAGTTTGGCACCAATGTGACAGACAGCACAAACTATGGCACAAAAGAATTTTATGTTGAAGGCGTTGGTGACAGTATCACTTTGACCAACGTTGCTAACTTAATAACTCCTGAATCATACGCAGAAGAAGTTACAGAATTATATGATGAAGTTGCGTACGATCAAAGACCATACTCTGTTGCATTTTACAGACCCGTTGATAAAGATTATATTACAATTAAAAGAGATTCTTTAGATCAAAACGCTTGGTCAAGATACAATAGATGGTTCCATAGGTCAGTTTTAGAAACAACTGCAACTGCAAATGGATTCACAGCCAATCTTCTTGAGGAAGACAGAGCAAAAAGACCAGTCATTGAATTTGATTCTGGTATAGCATTATACAATCATGGATTAGAAGCAAAAACATCAGTTGCTTTGATAGATACTGTGACTACAGATGTTTTTTCAACAGTGGTCAACACCGCAGGTTACATTGTAGATGGAGTATCTTTAGCAGATGGCATGAGAGTGCTTTTCACTGCTGATACAGATGTATTAGTAAAAAATAAAATTTACAAAGTAAATTTTGTTGTGGGTGCAGATTCAACCAAAGTTATTTCATTAACAGAAGAATCTGATGCTGAGCCAGTCGACGGACAATGTTTGTTTGTAGAATTAGGAACAAACAATCAAGGAAAAACATATTTTTATGAAGCAGACACAAAAACGTACAGTATTGGACAAACAAAGACAGCATTAAATCAGCAACCATTATTTGACATGTTCGATAATAATCATGTTAGTTTTTCAAACACAACAACTTATCCTAACAGTTCTTTTACTGGCGCAAAAGTTTTTGAATATGAAACATCAACGTCTGCAGTCACTGACACAGTTTTAGGCATCAAAGTAAAATACAAAACAATTAACAATGTTGGAGACATTGTTTTTAGTTCTGATTTTTCGTCTGGATCATTCACATATAGAAGTGGAGAAGATTTTGTCACTAAAAAATACGGATCTGGACATTTACACTATACAACTTCCTTAACAACACACAATTCAAAATCTGGTTGGATACAGAGAACACTGGAAAGCAAACAGAGAGTCATTAGGACATATATTGTTACAGAAGATGAAAAAGTTTTATTTCCTATAGACGTTTATAAAAATTCGGCGGCACTCACAGATTTAGAAGTGTCAGTAGACGCAAACCATGTTAGACAGGATCTAACAACAGATTACACACTTGTTGACGGAACAACAAACAAGTATGTAAAATTTGTAACTGCACTAAAGGTTGGAGATCTTGTAAAATTAACAACATATTCTTCAGCAACAAAGATTAATGGCATAGGTGTTTATGAAGTGCCACAAAATTTATCTACCAATCCATTAAACGCACAATTAGATGAGTTTACATTTGGTGAGATATCAAATCATTTACACGACATACATGAAAAGAATACAGATATAACCGGAAAAATTCCAGGGTCATCTAATCTTCGAGATCTTCCAGATGTAAGAACCAAAGGCGGCACTATTATACAACACTCAGCACCGTTGCCTCAGGCAATTTTTAGTTTGATTGATAAAAATGCCAATGCAATTTACGCTTTGGATTATGCCAATTTAGAATACCAGAAGTTCAAAGAAAATTTTATAAACAAAGGTACATCAACAACTTTTGAGGGAGATATTCCAGGACATGTTGATCAAATAATTGAAACAATTACAGCAGACAAAGATAAAACTTTCCCATTTTTCTATGAGGACATGGTAGGGTATGGGTCTAATGTGTCAACAAGAACATACACAGTTTTAGATGCAACAGAAAAAGAATACGCAATTGATTCTTTGCATTCTATTACCACTGTGAGTAATCGTGCTGTATATGTGTACCTAAATGATGTACAATTAGTTTTAGGCACAGACTATACATTCAGTACAACTGACGACAGTATAACAATTAGTGGTACTCTTAGCACAAATGATGTTATCAAAATAAAAGATTATGCCGACACATCCGGAAGTTATATTCCACCAACACCAACTAAACTTGGTATGTATCCTAAATATAAACCTGAATCAATTACGGATAACACATACAGAACAAGTAAGACTGTTATTGTTGGACATGATGGAAGTAGAACAATTGCTTATGGTGATTACAGAGATGATCTACTTTTAGAATTAGAAAAACGAATTTATAACAATTGTAAAACAGCCTATGATGATACTCTTTTAAATGTATCAGATGTAACACCATCTGCATTTGCTTCAACCGATTACACAATTGCTGAAGTTGATTCTGTTTTGTCTATAGATTTTTATTCATGGGCGGGCAAAAACGGAGTTGACTGGCAAAACAATAACACTTACAAAGCCGATGATGCTTTTACATACAATTATAGCCTTACACGAGACATAGTAAACAATAATTTTTTACCAGGATACTGGAGAGGTATATTTAAATTTTTCTATGATACAGACAGGCCTCATACCCATCCATGGGAAATGTTAGGACACACAGTTAAACCTACTGATTGGGAAACTAATTATGGTCCAGCACCATACACCGCTGGTAACAGTGTTTTATGGAACGACCTTGCGGCTGGATATGATAAAACAACAGGCAAAACAATTGCTAGATACATAAGATCCGGGTTATCGAATTATATTCCAGTTGATGATTCAGGCAATTTAAAAAATCCACTTCAAGTTGGATTAGTTGAAGGAAATTTAACAAACAATCTTAATAGAAATTGGGAATTTGGTGATCAATCTCCAGCAGAAACTGCATGGAGAAGATCTTCTTCGTATCCTTTTAGTGCAATGAAAACATTGGCATTGACCAATCCGGCCAAGTTTTTTGGATTGTTTTTTGACAACTCTAGACTGTCTTTAAACACAGCAAGTAATCTTATAGATTCAGATACAGAAGTAAGACAAAAATTATCTACTGCAAAATATCATCTAGAAACTGAGACAAATAATGTAACTGGAGTAACAACAACTTACAAAACTGCAGGCGTTCAGCCATGGGTAGTGAACTATTTGATAAAAAACAATTTAGACCCGGCAGTTTTTTACTACGACAAATTGAAAGAAATAAATGTACAATTGGCCTATAAACTTGGAGGCTTTAGTGATAAGGGAAATCTTAAAATATTAACAGATTCTACGTCACCTGCAAGTACAGGAGGTTCACAATTTGTACCAGAAGAAAACTATAAAATATTATTTAGATCTAGTAACCCTGTAGCAAGTTATGATTATTCAGGTATTCTTATAGAATCAAACACAGCAGTAGGTCTTGACGGATCTACATTAGTAGGGGGCTTTAAAATTATTGGCTATAACACTCTGCGTCCATATTTTAAAATATTAGAACCAATTAAAAATACTAATCACACAAAAATTACAGTTGGCACAGCAAGTGCATTGCTTTACAAAAAATATCGAAGCATTGTAAAAACTATTACGTATGGCACAGTGTTTGCAACAGTGCAAGAAGTTGTGGACTTTGTTGTTGGGTACGGAAAATATTTAGAAAGCCAAGGATTTGTTTTTGATAAATTTTCAAATGAAATAAAAGAAACCAACAATTGGGAAACTTCTGCAAAAGAATTTTTATACTGGACAACACAAGGTTGGGCCGCAGGCTCAGCAATAACAGTATCTGCAGGCGCAGACGGATTTAATCTTGTTACAGAAAACAGCATTATAAGTCGATTGGCCAATATGAAAGGTGACTACACAGTGTTTGACGCTGGAGGTAGAATTATTTCAAAAAAAGATATTTCAACAAAAAGAGTAGGCACTACTTTTAGCATAGCCGCAAAAAGTAATGAAGTAGGAATTTTTAACACCACTATGGATGCGGTGCAAAAAGAACATTTACTTCTGTTTGACAACAAAACAGTGTTTAATGATGTGCTGTTAGAGTTACCAACAGGATTTAGACAACAGAGACTAAAACTTGTTGGTTGGAAGACTGGCAACTGGAATGGCGATTACTATTCTCCTGGATTTATTTTTGATGAAGCAAGAGTGTCATTGTGGTTAGCAAACACTAATTATGAAATTGGTGACACTGTAGAATATGATGCAAAATTCTTTGTGGCCAAAAAGAATCATAATTCAGGAGCAGAATTTGATTTTGCCCAATGGCAATTAAAAAATGAAAAACCTAGACCTACGTTGATTCCAAATTTTGATTACAAAATTAGTCAATTTAATGATTTTTATAATTTAGAAACAAACAACTTTGATGAATCACAACAAAGTTTAGCTCAGCATCTAACAGGGTACCAAAGCAGAACATATTTAGAAAACTTATTTGTAAATGATATATCTCAGTATAAATTTTATCAAGGATTTATAAAAGACAAAGGCACGCAGACTGCAATAGATAGATTGTTGAAAGCAAAATTTAATGGTGAAAGTCTAACAATAGACACATACCCAGAATGGATGATAAGGACTGGAGCATTTGGAAATGGTGATGGCTTACACTCTGTGCAAATAGAAATGGCTGACAGCAATTTTACTAATAATGTTCAATCTATAGAACTTTTAGACACAGGCACAACAAAAACTTACAATAGATCTGTAGGCGTATTAGCAGATGATTTATATTCTAAACCTTTAGAGTACACAGCATCTGCAACATTTGACAAGTATGATTATACTAAAGAAGGCTTTGATAGAGATGTAGTACAAAAATTTAAGACTGCAGGATGGCCAAGACGAGAAGATGTACAGCACACAGCATTTGATATTACAGATTTAGAAAACTTAGATATCAATGATATACAAAACAATGATTTGGTTTGGATTGCTAAAAAGTCAAACACAGACTGGGACGTGCAGAGAATTACATCTACACGTAACGCTGTATCATCTTTAAAGTCATTCAATAGTGACACACAACTTATAATCAAAACAAAATTAACGCATTCTTTTGTAAAAAATGATTATGTAGGTTTTAGGAATTCACAATTTGAAGATTTTAATGGGGTGTATCAGATACAAGAAGTACCAAATAGCAATGAATTAATAGTAAATTTTGAAAACGCAAGTAAACTAGGATCAGCGATTTCTGTTCTTGCAGATGAATCTACTTTTGGCACATACGGCGATGTTTATAAATTTGCAAGTGTGCGTTTTGCATCAATGAACAATGTAAATGACACTTTAAGTTATAGTGATTATCGTTTTGCAGACACAGTCAATAATGTAAATGGTGATAGAGTATTTGTAGACAATGTAGGATCAAAATGGAAAATATATGAAAAAGTAGATGCTTATAATACAGTTTTAATATCGTCACCAAGCACAACAAATGATCAAGATTTTGGATATAGGATTGTTGGACGTGAAGATTCTAGAACAGTGGTAGTGTCGGCTCCGGCCGCAGGTCAAGGAACAATACACTTCTTTTTCTTGAGAGATGTAACTGCATCATCACCAGCAGTAACAATTCAACAAAGTTTAACAATGACTGACAATAATGACAACACTTCAAGATTAGGTGAAAGTTTGTCAATAAGCACTGACGGAAACTTTGTGGTTGCAGGTGCACCATATGCTAACGCCATAGGTCTAGACGGAAGCACAAGATTTACTGATTCAGGACTTATTAAAACATACATTTGGAATGTAGGCACAGCGGCATACAGTGAATTAAACACAATCACATCACCAGTGGATGGCAGTTCAAATCTAGAAAATTCAAACTTTGGTTGGTCCACTGCAATTGCAGAGCCAACTAGCGATGCTGTTAGAACTACAACTCCAAAATATCTATTTGTAGGTGCTCCGGGTTTTGAAAGTGACACAGGTATTGTTCACATGTACACTTGGGGAGTTGGAGCAGATGGTTCAACATATGACACTTGGACTCAACAGGTAGCAATACAAAGTCCAGAAGCCGCCACAGGTAAACGTTTTGGTCACAGAGTTAAAATAAATGAAAACGGTGACATATTAGCAGTAAGTTCCAAAGCGCCTGGCAAAGCAGGCACAGTAGAAATTTTTACAAGAACAAGCGCCACAAACGATGACAGTACTGTATATGCTTGGACACATAGGCAAACACTGTCACATGTATCCGGTGATGGTTCTACTTTAAATAATAAATTTGGCGAAGACATTGCAATGAGTAAAGACGGTACTAGATTGTTTATATCAGCACCTGGATTTGACAAAACTGATCAACCAGATGCAGGCGCAGTTTATTATTATCAATACAACGCAGATGGTTCCACAGACACTTTTACATTAAAACAAACTTTGTCAGCACCAGACGCACAGACCAACATGCAGTTTGGTACGTCATTAACATGTAATCAAGCAGGTACAAGAATAGCAATAGGTGCAGAAAAATTATCTAATTCAAGAGAGATGAAATTTGATACAGGTAGCACAACATTTGATCTACAAGATACAACAATTGTTGATCTTAATATAGGTTCAGGTGGTGCATACACAGCAACAATGTATGACACACAATTTGCGATTGACGATTTACTTGTTACAACAAAAACAAGCACCAATGACGATTTTGGAAGAGGAGTTTTTATTACACCACAAGAAATTCTTGTCGGAGCACCTGCAGATGACAATCTAGGAACTAATGATGGTACAGCCACATTGTTTAAACTTAAAACCGTAGATTCGTTTGGATGGAAAGAACTTGTAACTGAAACAGAATTAATTGATAATAACAAAATTAGATCGGCATTTATTTTTAATTCAGCAAGTAGTCAAATAATAGATTATTTAGATTACTTCGATCCTATTAAAGGCAGAATATTTGGCGTAGCAGACAGAGAAATAAATTTTCAATCAGAATGGGATCCGGCTGTATATAATGTTGGCACAAGCGGCGTCACAGTCAATACCGGTACTGCGTGGGGAGAAGAACACATTGGTGAAGTATGGTGGGATCTTTCAACAGCAAGATGGTTATGGTATGAACAAGGCACACAAGAATATAGAAGTAGACATTGGGGAGAATTGTTTCCAGGAGCATCAATAGATGTGTATGAGTGGGTAGAAACTCTAAATCCACCACAAGATTGGAGCAATTTGTCAGACACAGGAGAAGGATTATCAAATAATATTTCTGGATTGCCAAAATATGCAGACAACACAGTTTTCACAGTAAAACAAAAATATGATAGTGCCGCAAATGGATTTGTAAACTATTATTATTATTGGGTTAAAAATTCAGTTTTCCTTCCTAATCCAGGCAAGTCTGTTGTAACAAGAAAAAACACAACCAGTTATATTTCTAACATTATTGCAAATCCATACAATTCAGGATTTAAATATTTCACAGTTAGTGACACCAACAGTGTGTTAACTTTCAATGTTAAGGATAGTCTTTTCAATAAAAATGTAGTGCTTAATGTAGATTATTCAGATAACGTGCAATTAGAACTTGAACACAGTGTATGGAAACTACATAGTGAGGGTGATCCAGATGATACACCTAACACACATACTGAAAATAAATGGTGGGATAGTTTAATAGGCACTGATGTTTCGGGTAACATTGTGCCTGATTTATCACTTCCTGTTAACAGAAGATATGGTACAGAATTAAGACCAAGACAAAGTTGGTATGTAAACAGATTTAATGCATTACAAGAAATAATAGACTATGCTAATTCAGTAATTAAAAAATATCAACTAGCAAACACAATTAGTTACACTAATTTAAATTCAGCAGAACCTGAACCAACTGCAGGATCAGGTATATGGGACGGCACAGTTGATACATACGCAGAATTATTATACATAGACACAAGAAATCTAAGCGGCACAGTTAACTATCTTGTAAAAGCAGATGAAGAAAACTCCAATGGCTATTGGGCAATATATCAATGGGACGGATCGGTATGGAGCAGAACAAGATTACAGACTTACAAAACTTCCGCATACTATGAATTAGCTGATTGGTATGGCACAGACCCTAGTATACATGAAATGATTCATAGTGAAACCACTCCTATAGATGCACAGGTTACTTTTGAATATCAACTAAATGATTTAGATCTTGCAGTAGGCAAACACGTAAAAGTTACTGCGGCAGATACTGGCGGTTGGAAATTGTTTATGAAAACATCCACTGGTTACACAAACGTAGGCACTGAAAATGGAACGATACAATTAAAAAAATCCTTGTATGATTATTCTATAGACAACACAGGATATGCTGGTGATGATGTTTTTGACGATAACTTCTTTGATCAAGAACCTACTATTGAAACTAGAAAAGTTTTGACGGCTTTACGAGATGATATTTTTATAGGCAATTTAAAAATAGAATACAACAACTTATTTTTTATCGGTTTAAGAAAAGTTCTTGAAGAGCAAGGATATGTTGACTGGGTGTTTAAAACTAGTTTTATAAAAATTAAGAATAATTTCAGAGAATTAAGTAGAAGAAAAACTTATACCACTGGCGCAGACACTTATGTAGAAGACTATATCAACGAAGTAAAACCTTTCCACACTAAACTGAGAGAATATCGTGTTGGGTATAGAGATACAGAAGTTCAAGACGGACTTTTCTCAGACTTTGATAATCCTCCTTTCTATGATACAACAATTAGTAAGATAAGAAATTTAGACATAGATGCAGTTATCGATGTAACAAGACTAACAGAATACCCTTATAAAAATTGGAATGAGTCATATAAAAAATCTGTAGCGTCTGTAACATTAAATTCTGGAGGTACAGGTTATATTACTGCACCTACTGTGACATTCACAGGTGGAGGAGCAACAACACAGGCAACTGCTACAGCATTAATACAAAGTGGCAGTGTAACAAGGATTACTCTATTAACAAAAGGTGTAGGTTATACAACAACACCAACAATTGTGTTTTCAGGTGGTGGTTCCGGAGGCAATACACCATCGGACGTTGCAAAAGCATATGCCAATTTGGACAATGATCTTGTAAGAGATATAGATGTCACATTGAAGTTTGACAGAATAGATTCCAAAGCCACTGTCTTCGAATGGACAAAAAATACTGCGTATGCTTATGGTGCATTAATAAGATATGAAAATGAACTATACAGAGCAACTGATGCATACACGTCTACAACAAATTTTAAAGCAGGACTAGCAAATCTACAAAAATTAAAAGGAGACGAAACTTTCTTAACAGCATCTTCCAGAACACTAGGTATGTACACACCTGATTCTGGCATGCCAGGTATTGATTTGACACAACTTATTGATGGTGTAGATTACGGTGGAGTAATGGTCACAGGATTATTGTTTAAAGAAAGTCAAGGTTGGGATAGATCCTTATGGAATGATGTTGGATGGGACACATATGGTTCTTCCAAAACAAAAGTTTTTTATGGTGACGGATCAACTGCTAGTTATACTTTTACAACAGCGCCTCTAGCAACTGAAGTTTACACTGTGTATTTTGCAGGCGTAAGACAGACAGCAGACGTATTCAGAGGAGACGGATCAACAACAACATTTACCTTTGCAAGTGCACCAGGTAATACTGTAAAAGTTGAATTAATACTTTTTGACGATGATAAAGTTTTAACACCTACAGATGACAGAACACTAGACACACTTTTAACTGGAGGACTTTTTAGTTCAGCAGTTGGAATTTCACCAGGAGACATAATCACAGACGGTGACGAGTTTATCTCAGCCACATCTACTCATGCACCGCAGGAGCAAGTGCCTGGACAAATATTTGACACACTTGACATTAAGGTTTATACATCACCTGAATCAGGTGTACCTTTTATTGTAAACAAATCTTATCTTGGAGACAGTAGCACTGTACGTTTTGCAATTGGTCAACAACCAGGCACACAAGCAGGTGTGATGGTTTCTCTAGATGGAGTGCAACAAAATGCGTTGGCATCAGACAGCACAGTAAATTATACAGTTGACGTAGCGGCTAAAACAATAACATTTACAAATGCACCTTCGAATGGATCAGTAGTTAACATTAAAAGTTTTGCAGTATCAGGAAACAACTATGTGTTATTAAACAGTTTCACAGGTGATGGAAGCACAGCGGCTTACACAACAGGAGCAAGAGACACTTATCAATTAGACAGTGCATTGCCACAACTTTATGTAACAGTTGATGGAGTGCCTACAACAGACTTTACTACAACAGAATCTAACAAAGCAATAACAATTACATTCAACACTGCGCCAGGAGCAGGCAAAGCAGTTCAAGTTGCTGGTTTCAATCAAGATCCTTCAACTAGAGCGTTTGCACAAATTAGATCAGAGGATATAAGTTATAGTACCTCAACTACCACTTACACTTTAGATTTTCCTCCAGGAGCAATTGGTCCATTTGCAGGACTTACAATTTTAGAAGTTAATGGAACGATTTTACGAGGACCAGACAACACTTATTATAGTGCTGATGGATCAACTTACAATTATGGAATTCTAACTGGACTGTCAGATGGTTCAACTGTTGACCCATCTAAAACAATAACGTCAGCAAGTCAAATTGAAGTGTATAAAAATGGAATTAAACAAACACTTAGCACTGACTACACAGTAGACATATCAGGACAAAAAATAGATTTTGTAAACGTACCAGAATCTGCAGATGTAATTGCAATAACAACATTAATTGACAAGCATTACACAATGGTAGGCAACGACATAGTTTTAGACCTTACACAAATTAGTAGTGATGGAATAACTTTAAGTGCTGGAGATAGAATTAGAGCAACAACATTTAACAATGCACTTGGTATGAAGCAGAGAAGAGAAGTTCTTGAAGGCAGACCATCAGGTGAATTATTCTTGTACAACGAACCTTTAAATAGTGACTATGTTTTTGTTACCTTAAATGGCACTAGATCACTTGTTCAAGGTTATGATTTTATATTAGTTGGAAACAAGATTACAATATCAGGAATCACTTTATCAAGTTCTGATAGAATAGATGTCATGTATTTCGCAGTGGAGTCTGCAACTAACGCAACAGGATTTAGAATTTTTAAAGACATGTTGAACAGAACTTTTTACAAAAGAATCAGTTCAACAAATACAACTACACTTGACGTGGCATTGGCAGTAGATGACACAACAATTACTGTTACAGATGGCACGGTGTTAACAGAACCAAATGCTAGTAACAATCAACCAGGTGTAATTTTTATAGACAAAGAAAGAATTGAATATTTTACCAAAACAGGTACCACTCTAGGTCAATTAAGACGAGGTACTCTTGGAACAGGAATTAAGGCACACTCCGCCGGCGCATCAGTAGTGGACGCAGGTGGACAACAGACTGTGCCTTATGCTGATACTATAACAACCAAAACCTATACTGGTGATGGTTCAAGTGTCAGTTTCGCTACTACATATGCTTCATCTTCCGCTAGTGGGTTAGACATATTCATTGGTGGCCAACGATTGTTGCTCACAAGCGAAGATGGAAGCACAGTAAATTATGCAGTTGATGGGAGTACTGCTAATGTAACATTAACAACGGCTCCGGCTAGTGGTACACAAATAAAAATTGTAGAAAAACGTGGTAATACATGGTACACAGCAGGATCGTCAACAGCAGGTGATGGAAAAGGACTACAAAGGTCAACTACATCGCAGGCTAAATTCATAGCAGGAGAACCAACAAATGCACCAGAATAAATACAACATGATGCAACAAGAAGAAACAGAAAATAAGCAAGAAAATTCTAATAAAAAACCTGATGACAAGTCAGGCGTTATGATGCAAGGACACATCAAAATCTGGGATCCAGAAACAGGTGAAGTGATTGTAGATAAAAGAAATGCTATACACTATGAGAATATGAGTACAGCGTTAGCCAATTCGTTAGCAAACAAAACAACAGGTTTTGTACATGAAATGGCTTTTGGTAATGGTGGAACAACAGTTGACACCACAGGAGTAATCACATATTTGACACCAAACTCAACAGGCACTAATGCTACCTTGTATAATCAAACGTATTATAAAGTTGTAGATGATAGCTCATCAACTAACAAAGACACATCACGTAACAAAATGGAAGTAAGACACACTGCTGGAAACAAGTACACCGACATAGTTGTAACATGTACTTTAGATTATGGAGAACCAACAGGTCAACAGGCATTTGATAATACAACAAAATTTGATGGAGACTATGTTTTTGATGAACTTGGATTAAAGTCATGGGAAGGCACTGAAAACGGATCAACTAATAAACTGTTGACACACGTTATATTCCACCCTGTGCAAAAAAGTTTGAACAGATTAATACAGATTGATTATACTTTAAGAATACAAAGTTTAACATCGTATAATGATACACCCATAACAGGAACAACAGTAACGAGTTAATGAATGGCATACACAGTAAACAAAACTAACAGTTCAGCAAGTCCAAATGCGTACACTGTACAGGATTCTGTACTTAACACCCAAACTGATCTTTCGTTTGTAGGTAAAGGGTATGACGGATATGGCGAAGTAATCAACGAAAACTTTTTGGCTATTTTAGAAAACTTTTCTAATACATCTGCTCCATCAAAACCAATTAAAGGACAATTGTGGTACGATGAAACAAACAGTAAACTAAAAATATATGACGGTTCATTTAAACCTGTCAGTGGTGCTGAATATCAGGCTGATCAACCTACAGGACAAGTCACTGGAGATCTTTGGATTGATTCTGACACTCAACAATTATATTTTTATAATGGAACATCTAACGTATTAGTTGGTCCACCTTCTTCAACTGGAACATTAAACGGATTTGTTTATACCGCCATTGCTGATTCAACAGATACAACACAAAATGTAACATATTGGTACAACGATGGAAATCTAATAGCAATAATTTCAGAAGATAGTTTTACTCCAAAATCATCAATCTCTGGATTTGCATCAATTACAAAAGGTATAACTCTTTCAACAGCAATTTCAGATTTAAAATTTGCAGGTAACGCTACAGATGCAGACAAACTTGGCGGAGTTGCCGCGGCAAACTATCTAAGATCAAATGCCAATGACACAACCACTGGCACTTTAGGTATTGTCAATGACTCAGGATTGACAGTAGGCGCTGATAGTGATCTAAGTATCACTGTTGACGGCACAGGTGCAATTGTTTCAAATGTTATTTCAAATTCAGATATTACATTTAAAGTAAATGATGGTGGCACAACCACAACTGTAATGACAATCGATGGAGGTGAAGCAAGAATTGGAATAGGTACTACAACTCCTTCAACAAAATTACAAGTAGTAGGCACAGCAACAGCAACAACTTTTGCAGGAGCACTTACAGGGAACGTTACAGGTAATGTAACAAGTTCAGGGACAAGTGCATTTAGTACCTTGACAATGAGTGGAAACTTAAACAGTTTTAACATACTGCCTGTATCAAATACTACATATAATATTGGTAGTGCTTCATTAGGATACAATGTAGTTTACGCCAAAGCAACTTCAGCACAATACGCTGACTTGGCAGAGGTATATGAATCAGACGGCAAATATGACGCTGGTACTGTTGTAGTGTTTGGCGGAGAAAAAGAAATTACACAATGCAATGGAGGCAACGACACACGAGTAGCAGGAGTTATAAGTGAAAATCCAGCATACTTAATGAATTCAAAAGCCAACGGATTGCCAGTTGCACTTTTAGGAAAAGTAAAATGTAAAGTTGTAGGATACATCACAAAAGGTGATATGTTAGCAACACATAATAATTTTCCAGGGGTGGCTAAAAAAATATCTGACCCAACCCCAGGAACAATTATAGGAAAAGCATTAGAAGACTACAGTTCGGAAGAAATAGGCACGATCGATATTGTAGTGGGAAGGTGTTAAATATAGAAAATGCCATACACAATCAATAAAACAGACGGAGCAACAGTAACTACTATCACAGATGGTACAATTGACAATACTACATCTTTGACTCTGTTTGGTAAAAGTTATTCTGGTTGGGGCGAATTATTACAAGAAAACTTAATTAAATTATTAGAACATTCAGCAAGTACGTCAGCGCCAACAGCGCCTTTAGAAGGTGAACTTTGGTATGACAAAACAGCCAGTCAATTAAAAGTTTATGACGGTACCTCGTTTAAACCAACTGGAGGTTCAAGGGCACAATCTTCAGCACCAACAGCACCATCAGCAGGTGATTTATGGTTAGACACAGATGATGATCAGTTGTATGTTTATTCAGGCACACAATCTGCATTTCAATTAGTAGGGCCAGTTTACACTAAAGGTCAAACACTTTCAGGTTGGAAAATAGAAACTGTTACTGCTTCTAGTGTCAACAAGGTTATTGCGTCAATGTTTGTGGGCAACGTTAGAGTTGCTATTTTATCAAAAGAAGCGTTTACTCCAGATGCAAACACACCAGATGCATCCACAGCAATAAAAACAAACGGCTTTGCAACAGTCGCTTCGGGTATTACACTTAATAGTTCATTGAGTGCTTCTTTCTCAGGTAATTCAAGTCAAGCATCTGCTGTAGATGTAAGTGGCAATACAAACACTTCAGCCACAGTGATTGCTGGAGGTAATTTTTTAAGAGCAGACGCCGCAGACACAACAACAGGAGCATTGACAATTGATGCAGATGCTGGATTGATTGTTGGAGATGAGCAAGAATTATCAATAACTGCAAGTTCGGGTGACGTCACAGTAGCACAGACTAGGCAGGACAAAAATTTAAGTTTTACTATCAATGACGGTGGCACAACTAAAATACCTTTAGCATTTACTGGTACTACAGGAAATATCACACTAACAGGTAATACAACAATTACAGGAAATCTTACAATTACAGGATCATATGACAAATCATCTGTTGATGTTTCAACTTATGTTGATGCGTTCATAGGAGTCAACGAAGGAAACGCATCTGATGTAGATGGTGGACTTATTGTTGAAAAGGCATCCGGAGAAGCAAGAATTTTTTGGGATACCTCTGAAAGTTTTTGGAGTGCAGGTGTTACAGGATCATTTTCACAAGTTATAAGATTAGCAGATGCAACAGACGATGGTGGTGCAAACCACAGCAAAGTGCTTAAGGCATCATCGGCAGGTGGACTGACAATGGATTCGGTGACATTGGTCGCAGTTGGATCTGACATCACATCGTCAACGTCGGCATCTACAAAGACTGTGCCAAGCATAGGACAGGTGCAAAAGTCACTGAAACTATGGGGCGGTTCAGTCATAAGTGATGACAGTAGCAACAGCATAGCAGGTAACAGGTACGTTGAGACTTCAGCACCTACTAGCGGTCAAGGTAGCAACGGAGATCTTTGGTTCGTAAGGGAGGCATAATCCCAAATGGCAACTACCGAAACTAAAACATTTATATACTCAGGAACAACTCAGGCATTAACAATTCCTGCAGGCACAACTTCTATGGATCTTTATCTATGGGGCGGTGGCGGTGGTGGCGGTGGTGGCGACCAAGCCGGACCTGGACAAGTTGGAGCAGGAAGTCAGCACGTTTCAAAAACATCATTTTCACTTGTAGCATATGCTAACAAAACTATGAGAGTAGCAGTAGGTGGCGGTGGTGCAGGTGGTACCACACACGCTGGAGGAGCCGCAGGTGGAGCCAACGGAAAAAGTTTAACAGGTTATTCAGGTGGTCGAGGTGGGTCAGCAGGTCCACGTGGTGCATCAGGTGCAGGTGGTGGCGGAGGCGGTGCCACAGTTATTACAATAGACGGAGCAGAAATTGCCATTGCCGGTGGAGGTGGTGCTGGAGGTTCAGACGGTAGAGACGGTCGAGGTTCAGCAGGTATCAATTCAAATTCAGCAACAACAAACTCACCCCCAACTTTAGGGGAAAATGGAGCCAATCACTCAGGAGACGGTGGAGGTGGTGGAGCCGGCGGTGGAGGAGACTCTGGCGGTAAAGGAGGTTCAGGAGGCTCTGGAGATACAGGTGGTGCAGGAGGACATTCAGGCAGTAATTTAGTTCCAAGCAGTGGATCATCTGCAACAAGTTCCGGGCAGACACCAGGAGGTACAGGAGACTCAAGATATCAATCAGGTGTTGGCAGAGGTGGAAGTGTACAACAATCGGGCGGCAACGGATTAGCAGTAATAATTTTCACAATCAGTCCTGACGCTTTTGTTAAAACTGGCGGTGCATGGAAACGTGTTAATGCGATATACGCTAAAATAAGTGACAGATGGAAAAAAGTTTCAGGGGCATATTTTAAATTTGACGGCAATTGGAAACCAATTTTTAATTCAGGTATAGATTTTACATCAACTGCGGCAGGTTTTGGTGACAGTGCAGGAGGTTCATCATCTGGAACGCCTGGATCAGGTGGCGGTGGAGGCGGAGGTAGAGTAATCTGTACATGGTTACAAAACAAAGGCCTATTCTCATTACAAGATCTGCAAGTAGATACAGAATTTTCAATACAACACTTGAACAGAACAACCAAGATTGGCTATTGGTTTTGGGCCATACCTTTGGTACAGTACATGCAAAATTCAACTGAAACAAAATCATGGTTTGGCGGACTAGTCATTGATGTTATAAAGGTACTTGCTCAAGCAAGAGCAAATGAACTAGCATACCAAATGGGCAAACGATCCAAGGGAGATATTTTAGGAAAATTCACAAGATGGATAGGCGAATCCTTCTGTTTTGTGGTAGGATTAACTGTAAGACCATTTGTTGAACACAAATTTGGTGAATGGTTAGAGGTTTATGATCCTGAAATAAACTAATAAACGGATAATTATATATGGAGAAACAAAATGGCAACTAAACAAGAAGTAAGTGATTACATTAACAACAATTATCAAAGTGTGTTGACCGAGGAAGAAATTGCTAAAATTGATGCAGTTTTGACTCCGGAAACAGCCACTATTTTGATAAAACTATTGGGAGATGTATCGTTTTTGACTTTTGTTAGAGACAACGGATCAAATTAAGCATGTCATACACAATTAACAACACAGTAGGAACAGTATTAAAAGTACTAGCAGATGGTACAATTGATACCACTACTTTGGACATTACGTTAATTGGAAAAGGTTATGCAGGATTTGGTGAAAGATTAAACGAAAACTTTGTTAAAATTTTAGAAAACTTTGCAAACACATCTGAACCAGCAAATAAAATAAAAGGACAAATTTGGTACGATTCACTTAACAATCAACTTAATGTCTACACAGGAACAAAATTTAAACCAGTAGGCAGTTCAACTAATTCAACTAGTCAGCCCACAAATGCTGTAACAGGTGACACATGGTATGACACACTAAACAACCAATTGTATGTTTACGGTGGAACATCATGGACTTTGATAGGACCAACGTCAGTTTCTGGATCAGGAGTAACACAGGTTGTTTCAGAAGCAATAGAAGACAATGTTGGTGTAGAAAAATCTATTTTAAGACTTGTGACTAATGATACTAACGTTGCAATTGTAAGTGCAGATGCATTTACACCAGGCACTTCTATTTCAGGATTTTCTACAATAAGCAAAGGTATAACCATGTCAACTGCAATTGCAGACAACAAATTGACAGGCACCGTAACAAATTCAGATGCATTAGGTGGAATTGCCGCGGCAAACTACTTAAGATCCAATGCCAATGATACTACTTCAGGCACTTTAGGTGTATTAAATGATGGTGGTTTGACACTGGGTATAGGATCAGATGTAAGAATGACTCTCAGCTCAGATGACTTTACAATAGCACAAACTACTCAAGACAAAGATATTATTTTTACAGTAAACGATGGTGGAACCACAACAGAAGCACTAAGAATAAAAGGATCAACTGGTAGAATAGAAAATTTACGAGTTGGCAATTTAGATGTGGAAGGCACACAAACAATTGTAAACACAACAACTCTTTCAGTAGAAGATAACATCATAGAACTTAACAGAAATATTTCAGCGGCATCTAGTATGCCTACTTTTACAGGAATTAAAGCCAACAGAGGAGCAACATCTTCTGCCACTGAACAAGATTTATACTGGGTATGGGACGAATCATTTGCAGATGACGGAACAACTACTTTTGGAAATGCAGGAGGCGCCTGGACAGCATTCAAATCAGGTGGAGGCACTGAATTATCAGCACCAACATTGGTGGATTTAAGAGCAAATGTTGTACACGCAACATCTACATCAGCCCAATACGCTGACTTAGCAGAACGATACGAAGCAGATGTACCTATGGAGGTAGGAGACGTTGTAGAACTAGGTGGTGCAAAAGAGATAACAATTTGTGATAGTGAAAATTCTACAAGAGTTTTTGGAGTAGTATCTGAAAAACCAGCGTTTTTAATGAATAGAGATGCAGGCAACGATGATTCACATCCAATGGTTGCTCTTAAAGGAAGAGTAAGAGTCAAATTACAAGGAACAGGACATGCAGGTCAACGTATAGTATCAGCAGGAAATGGTGAGGCAAAGGTAGTCGAATTAGAAAATTGCTCAGCGTTTACTGTGCTGGGTAGACTGCTGAAGACTAAATATAGCAGTATAACAGAACTAACTGAATGTGTAATAGGAGTTAAGTAAAACATGGCATATGTAGCAGGTGATAAAATTTTAGACGACGAATATAACAAGTTTGTTAATAATAGTTCCACACCATTTGGAATCAACTCTATAATGGGGACAGGAACAGGAAATGTTGGACTAGGACAAACTGCATTAGCAACGGTAGGTGCAGGCGACACAGTCTCAGCCGCACAATGGAATTCACTTTTTACAGCAATGGACAATATTGCTAACCATACTAACGACTCATTATCATCTACAACTGCTCGAACAGCAGGTAACACTATTGCAGTGGTTTCAGCACTAGCGGCAGATTTACTTTCACTTGAGAATGAAGTAAAAGGTGGATCAACAAGTGCAACAGCACTTGCGGCAGGCTCAGAAGATTTATCACTAGTTGCATCAGCAGTGTATGACACATCACACATTTGTGAAGCATCATTTACATTTGCAGGCGGAGACGAAGCAAGATTCTTTTTCAATGCAGGCGGAAAATTAAGAATTAATTTCACAAACACCAAAACAAACGACACAGGCAAAGATGCATCAGTTGATGCACTACTGGCCGCACTAGGAAATTTAGATATAGGTGCAACAGTGTCAACAAGATCAGGATCAGGCGAAACATTGACTACAAACGGACTTGCTCTTGGTTACTTTGATCTCACAACGTCATATCAAACTGTTATTCTTTTAACTGAGGACTCAGGTGATTACTCAGGTGATATTCAAGTTAAAGTTGAAATGAAATCAGGTGGTGCACATGGAGATGGCAGAGGCAACACAGGAAATGTTATAACTGTCAAATGTTCACTGTTACAAAACGAAACAACAAGAACAGATTACACTTCAGGCAATTTAAGTTCTATAGCCATAGAAGAAGAAGCAGTTGGACCAACAGATTTCAGTTTCAGAACTATTGATATGAATACCTCAGAAGGTCTTGCACAGGTATACAACACTATATCAGTTGCATCAGTATCAAACGCCATTGTAAACGGCGATTAATTAATTTTTTACCACTTGAAAAACTCCATAATTATTGTTATAATTGAGTTATGGATATTGGCAAACTTAAAAAATACTCGGATCTAGCACACGATATAACTGTTACTAAACGCAACAGTTTGGAAAAGATGCGTTCTAGACAAATTATGGCCTACAATGGACGATTGTTTAGAGCCGATGCACAAACAATCAACACAGTGTCAACACTTAAAGCACACGCAAAAGAATTTTATGTTTTAGACACAAATGAAAACCCTTGTTTGGTAAAAGATCCTGATGATTTCTTAAAAAAACTTATAGAAAGAAATCAAGAAACCTTAAACACTCTAAGCCAATTGCATGATTCTCTACAAAGGAGAACGTAATGACAACTGGCGTATTACTGTATTGTTTTGACACTCCGGTAACTGCTTATCACAAATTGGCTTTAAAATCTATAGAGCTAATCCAAAAAAATTTAAAGTTGCCAATAACTGTTGTCACAGATCATGAGACACATAGGCACTTTCCTCAATTTGCTGGAGTAACATACATATTGATCAAGCAACAGACCAAAAATTTTAGATTTTACAGAGGACAAAATGTTCCTTGGTACAACATGGAACGGGCCAATGCCTATGATCATTCACTGTATGATACAACTTTGTTGTTAGACTGTGATTATTTGTGCTTTACTTCAAACCTTTTAGAACTTTCTAAGTCAGAACATGACTTTTTACTACATGACAAGGTACATGATATATCAGGTGTAAACAAAATTATTGGAAAACTAGAAGCAACTTTGCCAATTGTATGGGCAACTGTCGTTATGTTTAAAAAAACTGAACGTGTAAAAATGATTTTTGATATGATTAAACATGTTCAAAACAATTACGAACATTTCAGAAATCTCTATAGGATAAAATTTAAAAATTATAGAAATGATTATGCTTTTGCAATTGCTTTACATCAATTAGATGGACAAATAGCAACACCAAAGTTTATTCCTACACCCATGAACATGTTACCGCATGAATTTGATGTGTTAGAAACAACAGAAACCAGCGTTGTCTACAAATACAATAAAAAAGTAAATGTTATTACAGACACAGATGTTCATGTGTTAGACAAGGAGTTTGCCAGTGTCGGATAGGGGTTACGTTTGGTTTGCATTTGGAGAAAAATACATTAAAGCCAGTAAAACACTTGCGGCCAGTATTAAAAAACATAACAAACACAACAAAACTTGTATAATAACTGACAACCATATGCTACAAATCCCCAATGCAGTAAAAAACGTTGACCATGTAATATTGTTTGAAGGAAATAGTCAAGGTAAATTTGATAAGGAATGGCAAGTTTTTAAATTGTCCCCATTTACGCACACTATCAAACTTGAAGCAGACATGGTGTTAACACAAAACACAGACTGGTGGTGGAATGATCTGTACCAATGGGACATAGTCCATTCTTATGATTGTAGAAATTACAAAGATAACATTGTAAAGAATACAAAATATAGAAAACTTTTTATAGAAAACAATTTACCAAACATATACAGTGGATTGACTTATTTTAGAAAAAGCATTTGGGCAATGAAATATTACTTATTATGTAAAAGGCTTACTGAAAAATGGCCACAGGTTCGAGACAACTGTCTCATTAATTGTTTTGACGAAGAGCCTACAACAGATGTAATTTATGCATTGGCTAATAAAATGTTTGATCCTTTTGAAATTTTAAAGGTTGATTACGAGTGGTTTAAATTTGTACACAACAAAAATGATGTAAACGGATTAACACCTTTATATAACAATAATGATTTTCTGCAAACATACAAACAAGGAGATGCTTATTATCTTGGTGGATACAAACAGTCAAGAATTTGGCATTACTATGAAAAAGAAACAATGGAGAACTTAGATGCCAGGATTTTTTGAAGCCATCGAAAAGTTTAAAAATAAACCAAACAAAAAACAGTTTGTAAACATTCAAGGTAAAAGCATTCAAGTGTCTCTCGAACAAAAACTTGAAATAATGAAAGTAGGAGAAAAAAACTACTTTTGTCAAAAAGGACCAAATGGATCAATAGTTTGCAAGAGACCTTACACTCCTAAAGAACAGCAACAAACACAATTGGTGCAAACAGATAACGGATTAAAATTTTACGAAAACAATCCATTTTGGCCAACTGAAGAAGGAAACAAGGCATTTACATGGCAGAAAAAATAAAAATTTTAGATTTAGACTTTGTATTCATCAGTTACAAAGAACCAAACTGTGAAGAAAACTACGCTGATCTGTTAAACAAGGTACCGTGGGCCAAACGTGTACACGGAGTCAAAGGATTTGATTCAGCACATAAAGCCGCGGCCATGAAAGCAGACACAGATTTTTTTATATCAGTAGATGGAGACAACATCATTGACGAAACATTTTTACTACAAACACTAGATTGGAGCAAAACAAACCCAAAGCACGTGCATAGATGGAGAGCAAAAAATATTGTAAATGGACTTGTTTACGGCAATGGCGGATTGGTTGGTTGGCATAAAGACACTTGTCTATCAATGCAAACACACGAAAATGCTGTCAATGAACAAAGTAAAAAAGATTTTTGTTGGACAGTGCCACACGCAAATTTACATAATTGTTACTCAACTAGTGTAATCAACTCATCAGCCAAACAGGCATTTATTGCAGGATACAGGGAAGGTGTGAAACTTTCCATGGACCGAGGAAAAAGAGTAGATCCCACACAATTTAAAAGGCAGATTGCCAACAGTAATCTTATAAAATTGTCCACGTGGATGACAGTGGGTTCAGATGTTGACCATGGAAAATTTGCCATGCTAGGTTCGAGAGCCGGTTGTTATGATCTATCAGTAAACAATGAATCTTGCGATTTAGAATTAGAAACTGTAGAAGGAAGTTTTGGCTTTTTAAATAAAACTCATTTGGACAAAGAACTAGAAGAATACAAAGGCTCAATTGAACAAAAACTAGGGCTCAGCGTTCCTAATTTAGATGTTGGAGCCAGCAAGTTTTTTAAATTTACGCAACCACTACACAAAAACAGAGGAGTACAAGATCTTGAAAATTAGTCATTATCAAAAAGACGCTGATCAAGCCAAAAAGAAATTAGATACTGTGTCCCCCTCCATGTGTTTGGCCAAATGGAATCAAGTTAGTTTGCATTTGACCACAGGGTTGACCAACAGTTGTTATCATCCACCACTGCACAAAATAGACGCAGAACAGATCAAAACTAATCCTGCCGCACTGCACAACACAGCACAAAAATTAGAGGAACGAAAGCAGATGTTGGAAGGCAAACGTCCCAAAGGTTGCAGTTATTGTTGGAAAATAGAAGATACCGGTGGAACATCAGATAGAATTTATCGTTCAGGCGAACCCTGGGCAGTACAAGATTTTGAGTCAATTGTTGGAAAACCTATAGACTCAGAATGGACACCGAGATACGTGGAAGTAAACTTTAACCATGCTTGTAATTTCAAGTGCAGTTATTGTTCGCCACAATTCTCGACCACGTGGGCCAAGGAGATCGACAGGTATGGCCAATATCCCACATCTCCGGCCCACAACGCTCCAGAGCATTTTCAAGGCTCAAGACAACCTATTCCCACAAGAGAAGACAATCCTTATGTGACTGCTTTTTGGAAGTGGTGGCCAACACTGTACAAAAATCTTAAACACTTTAGAATGACTGGCGGAGAACCAATGATGGATAAAAACACTTATAGAGTATTGGATTATGTAATTGACCATCCTAAAAAGGATCTACACCTCAACGTCACAAGCAATATGTGTCCACCGGATCGCAAACTCAAAAACAAATATTATGACAAGGTCAAAAGAATCTGTTTAGATGAGCATGTGGAACATTTTATGCAATTTGTATCGGTAGACGCATTTGGCAAGCAGGCAGAATACATACGCCACGGTTTAGATTGGAACTATTTTCAAGACAATGTTGAAGAATTCCTTTATAGGATTCCTGTAAGGAACAGTGTGACATTTATTATAACATACAACAACCTCAGCGTCACTAGCCTAGACAAACTGTTAGATTACATTAGACAGTTGAGACAGCGGTACAGTACCACATATCAAAGAGTTTGGTTTGATATACCTTTGTTGAGACAGCCTACATGGCAACAGATCACTATGTTGTCAGAGAGTTATCAGCAGATTCACAAGGACAACATAACAATGATGCAGAAGTTTCAAGAAGGAGTATACAAAGATTCGGAGTACGCTGTATTCAAAGACTTTGAGATTCAAAAAATGCTTCGCAATTTAGCATATTGGCGTAAAAATTATAACGCTGACGCACAGCAAAAAAAGAATTTTTACGCATTTTTTAACGAACACGATCGTAGACGTGGAACAAGTTTTGAGAAAACTTTTCCTGAAATGACAGAGTTTTGGCAGGAGTGTAAATCAGCATGAAGACAATAGCATTCTATGGAGATAGTTTTTGCCAAAGTCATAGAGATGACAGTTGGTGTGTTATATTGGCAGAAAAATTATATAGTTCAATAACACGTTTTGGCATTGGTGGAAGTAGCATCTGGACAACATTCATTGAATTTGAAAAAGATCAAAAGGATAACAATATTGCAGATTATCTTGTTTTTTGTTGGACTGACGAAACTAGATTATATCACCCTACACTGCCCCTTACACCAAATAACAAGCCAATTGAAGGCACAGATGAAAACATTTGGCAAGCGGCTGAAAATTATTACAAATATCTAAGTTTTTATAACAAAGACGATATTGCTTATAGATATAGTTTAAAGCACTTTGATCAAAACGTTTTAAAAAAATACGAAAGCAGTAGTAATATAATACAAATGTGGAGTATGCTACCTAAGGATTTAAAGTTGACTACAGGCAAATTTATTAATGAAAGTTGTTTGGCACATTCATGGGACGGAAATATGAAGGCCAAAGTGGAGCCTGATATAAATTTAAGCAATCATATGACAAAATTACAAAACAAAACTTGGGCACAAAAAATTTATGACAATCTTAACAGCAGGATGTAGTTTTACAAAATATAAATGGGCATCTTGGCCTAACTTTGTTAAATGGTTTGAGACTGATGATCATATAATAAATCTTGGCAATCCTGCAAGTTCAAACGAAACAATCAGCAGAACTGTTTATAATTCAGTATCAAAATACAAAAACATAAAAAAAGTATACATCATGTGGAGCGGACCAAATAGGTACGAAGTTATTAGTGACACACAAGGAGACAAAACCATGGAAGACGCAACATGGAGTACATACGATCCGGACTGGAAATGGTTTCAATATTATGGTGGACATGTTGATAGGGACAAGCACAAATACTATCAAAGATATTTTTTAAATGAAAAACAAAACGAAATAAGATTGCTAGAAAAAATATTATTCACGCAACTGTTATTAGACAAGCACAAAATAGAATACAAAATGATGTGTTATATGGCAAACATACTTTCACATGACAAAGACACAATGAGTGCAGGTCACCTAGCATTATATAAACAAATAAATTGGAACAGTTTTATATTTTATAAGGATAAACTAGGCCTTTACGACTTTGCAAAATCTGAATATCCAAATGAATTTGCTGACAGTGACGAACATCCATTGCCTTTGGCACACTACAAATGGGTCAAAGATATTATGTATCAATCTAATATAGAACCGCCAAAAGATGAATTGGATAAACTTTTGAATTTTAAGGATAATTTATCTACCACTGGGTAGCATGTTCTAGATTCCATTTTGCCGCACTGCATTTTTCAAAACATTCTTGAGGGCCTTTATTATAACTAAAATCTAGCATAAGTTTTTTCCACATTGGATCTTGTAAAATTTTAGGCAAAGGCCTATTGAAGTCTATGTAATCGAATATGTCTTTATTGTGTGGATATCTCAATCCAGTCCAACAGCATGGATAAAACTTTCCTTCAGCATTTACATATAAACCCTTGTTGCCAATCATACACAAAGGCACAATACTTTGCTT